TGACTACACCTCCTTCTTTGAATATATTAGATCCAAATTTTTCAATTTCTTTTTGAATAATCGTCTGAGATTGCGTCAATTCTCTAGCTTGTAGGGCTCTACCAGCATTAAAAAGAATGCGGTAAAAGTTATCGCTATCTTTAAAATCATCCTTATAAGTAGTTGAAAATGTATTTTTTTGTACAGTAGTAGCCATATATTTAAACCTTAAACGGTGATAATAATTTTAATGTCTTCAGTTTGATTCGCTGATCTTGTTATAGAAGCTCTGTTCTCAACATATAGAACATCTCCGCTAAACGTATCTATAGTGAAGTTAGGAGAAGCACTGTCAATTGTGCCTGCACCGCTTCCTCCAGTCTCAGTTAAATTCTCTCCATCTTGGAAAGTCTTAAATCCAGTTGTCTCATTCTGATGATAAAACACTTGTTCAGTGCCTGAGCCATTACTATCTGTATTGTCAATGAATGCCTCTGCTCCACTCGTAGCTCCAACAATTTTGTTATCTTTAGTAAACGGTGTTGTAAGAGCTGATAGAGTTACAAATCTTAGGGCATTTGCTGTTGTCCCAGTAAAGTGAGCTGAATCGACCGATGCGCTATCACCCTTCTCGATATTACGCATCAAAACAATTTGTCTAAAATCTTGGCCAACAACAAAATTATCACCTTCTGCGCCAGCTACTTTTGCAACACACATGATTGACGATGACTTCATATCTTCTATTGCATCAAAGCCAAATCCGCGAGAAGGACCAATCACAGGTCGCACTATCGCATCACTTCCACCGCCACCACTAAGGGTAATAGATGCATAATCGTATCCACTACCAAAAGCAGCTGACTCATTGTTCATCTCAACCTTTACAACCTGGCCACCAGATATAGTTGCAGTGGCTGCAGCATTTGATCCGTTGCCGCTAATCGTAACAGTCGGCGCAGATGTATAACCACTTCCTCCAGCTTGAACAATTGTTGAAGGTATCTGACCGCCAATTGCATTTTCTCTTACTGCTGCCTGGAATCTTCTAGCATTTGTTAATGTATTATCACCGCTACTGTCTGTTAATACAGAGAACTGAGTAGGTAAGAAATTAGATGATAAGAAGTTGCTTGATGCAGTTGCATCGATCTCATACAAATACTTCCAGATATACCCGTCTGCCGTTGCAAACGCCTTATGTTTATCTACACCGGCCGTTGTATAGTTTGGTTTCACAGTTGATGCAACCGCAGTACCAGTTGCATTAGTACCTTGTCTTAAACACAGATAAACGTGATTATCTTCCGTAAATGCATAGTGAGCAATTGACGGGATACCTACACGAGAATCAGACCACGCAGGATAAATCGTTCCAGCTGACCAATTTGTTCTTGCTGCAGCAAATGACACTAATGAAACTTTTTTGACTGCCTGAAGATTCGAACGAGCAAGACGGGTCTCGCGATCCGTACGTACTGGATCTACAGTCGTATCGGTCGCAGAATCATAAACGTCAGATTTACCAATTCCGATGTAATATTCATTTGAATCTGTGCTATTAGTGATCTCATCATAGAGATAGTTCACTAATTTTTGTTTAAGAAAGTCCGATACTATTGCGGCCATATTTATTTCCTATTAAGCTATTGTGACTTCACCTTGGTTTCCGATTAAATACCAGTTTGAATCATCCCAGATACATGTGCATCCGTCAAACTGAGCAAGTGCAAATGATGTTCCCTGAGCAAAATTAGTAGGGGTAACAGTCATGGCACCAGCACCTTTATTTGTAAATATCTTATATTCACCCTGTGTCGTTCCGTCTAGTAATGCTGCAGCTAATGCAGTTCCTTTATTACCTATAATATAGGAAACTGATGTTGGGACATCTCCATCAGCTGTCATTTCTGCAGCAGTGTAAGCAGTTGTTTTAAGAGCAACCGAACCTGTTCCTTTTCCAAATATACTAAGATTTATATTTGTATCATCCCCAGCAGCTTCAATCTCGGCAGGGTTCCCGGTAGTTGCATTAGACACTTTTATATGATTGACAGACGATGCGCCTTGGTCATCGAACTCAATAATTTCATCACCACCTGCACCATTAATAGCAGTAGTTATGGTTGGAGTTGATAATGTAGGTGTAGTCAGGGTTTTGTTTGTTAGTGTCTGTGTTGCAGCATCTAATACAACATTACCAGATGCATTAGGTAATGTGATAGTTCTATTAGTACTAGATCCAGCATGCTCAAGTATTGTATCAAAAGCACCGTTATTAAACACAATCGCGCTATCATTAAGAGATATTTTACTTGCTAAAGTATCACTATCTCCACCAAGTAACTGGTAGATCTCTATAAAGCTGTCGTTTATCTTTTGACCAGCTTGCCTAAGGGTATCTCCGGTTCCGTCATTCGCGACCGATCCTGTGTTGATATTTTGTCTTGCCATTACACACCCACAAAAAATTTATAGTTTTATTTATATCAAAAAATCGAGTCACTGAGATAACGAGTAAACATTGATGCGTCCATTTTTTCTACTGTAAAAGAAAGATCAGGACCATTATTCGCGCTATCATCAAATGTAAATGAATTCATTTGCGAAAGTTCTTTGTTTGATCTATAAAGCTCGTTTAGATTAGTAATTGTGATTGACTGGTAATTTGATATAGGATCATTAAAAGATATTCTTACTGCACTATCAGCCATTACGTTACTCCTCTACTGTAGCTACACCAGAAAGAACATCGATTCCGACTGTTGCCGTTGCGTCTGCTGAACTCACAATTGAAACAGGCCGTACTTCTTCTTCTGCTATTGGATTTTCTCCGGTACCGCTTAGTGCTACGGCACCTTCACCTTGAACTGTAACCTCACCCTCAAAATAGAATCCAGCCGGATGCACAAATTTCTTATAAAGAGTCTCGTACTCATCGATTGAGATACCAAGTTTTAAGAGAATTGAAAACGTTTGAAACCTTGCATTATTTTGTATAAACTTCTGAGAATCATATCCGATTGTATGCGAAAGAAAATTATTGTCTTTATCATTGATGGTCATGATTTGTTTCTTTGGATACTCGACCGTAACTTCTTGGTTATAGAAGCCACGGAAAAATCCTTCAGCCGAAACTAGACTACCTTTTGACCGATAGAATCTTGCAAGCAACTTAGTCATTAATCTTGGTTGACTAAAGAACGCAGATGATGTAAGACCATTACCGAGCTCACCAATAAGGAGGTCTAAGTATTCTAATTCTGCTTGCGATGCATCTCGGACCACAAAGAGATCTTGAATCGCAGTTGAAAATGCTTTACTGTCCTCGCTCTCTAAGAAATCATAGTATTTTTCTAGGAAGGTAATAAGAGTAGGATATTCAATTTGCATGTACTCAGGTAATATTTCTCGTACCTTCGATACATGGAAATTAAGATCTCTTCTATTTTGATCTTCCAATCGATGCGTCATCTTATTACACCCGTAGTGTTCTGGAAGTCAATCACAGCTGTAGAGAATGATAAGTCTGCATCAAGTTTTACAACATAATTTCTTAATGGTTTGATTGTACTTTCATCAGCTGGAACTGCAGTAAACTTTATAGTAACAGGTGTGTCACCGGATGCACCGATTGTCAGTCCTGTTAAATTGACTGCACCAGTTTCAGAATTAAAGGACCCTACGTTATCAAGAATAACATCGCCCGAACTAATAAGCTGCAATGTATTTGATGACAACTTATTCTTTATACTTGCTGTAACGCCCGCATGTGTAAATTCACTTGTCGTAATCGAATGCTTCACTGAATCCGGTGCTAGTATTTTTACTGGGAACTGAATTCTACTTGTATAATCAGTTAAAAGACCCATCTCATCAGCTGTAGGAGTAAATCGAACCTGCATCTTTATAGCACTCTGAGAGTTCAAGATAGATTGATCTAATGCATCGATTTCTGCTAATAGGTTCGAACGCCTGAATGTCTTTCCAAATCCACTCAAATTTGAATTGATAAACGATATTACTTTGTTCTGCACGGATGTTTGTGCAGCTAGGTTTGTCTGACTTGACAAATCAGGATCGAAGTTAAACGTAGTCTCTATTTCTAAGAATACTTCAGCTGGGTCAACAAACTCAGTATCAATTGACATAATCGATAGGTTGTCAGATAGCTGTGATACGATATTATTTTTAGTAGTAGTTTGTGCATCGGCTGATACACCATCTTTAAAATCAATGCTCACATAGACTCTTCCGTAGATAGGTGGAACATTATCGTTTCCACCCCACGATATAACATCCTCAACTACATTAGAGTAATTTGATAATATCAGAGCTTTATAATCTTCGGCAGTAACTAGTCTTTGTTGTGCGGCAAATGTCAATGGAGCATTCGTTTTGATAGACTTAATAGTTTCTCTTTGTGATCCACCGGCAGAGTTACTTACGGTTGTGACATTTAAAGTATAGTTAACACTATTGACTGATACCTGATTATCAGCTGTAAATGTAGTACCACCATTTGCATCTTCACCAGAACCAGCTAGATACGATATCTCGATTCTATTCCCTGCTGCAGGAGCTTTTCCTAGAACATTTCCCTCGCTAAATGTTACTTCATAAAATCCATTTGGTGCTTCACGAACGATGTAGACGGTTGACGTAGGATCTATCCTTGCTACAGTATCGATGTTTGAAAATTTAGTTGCAATTGAAGATGTAGCAGTTTCAAAGACATCGACCTGCATAGTATTAATATCGATATCAGTGTCAGGTATTACATAAACACGATCATCTGTGACATCGCCTACAAAGAATCTCTTTGTTTTAAATCTACCCTCACAGATTTCAATTGAAGAGCCACCTGATTCATTTACGAAATTAAATAATCCTGCACCATTATTCGTAGCAGTCACTGCTTCTAATGTTCTAAATGTATATGCGACATCATCAATCGTCGATGTAAAGGCTGTAAATTTAGGAAGAGTCACGGTAGTTGTAACTAGATCGCTCGTTGAGACACTTAGGCTAACAGTTGCTTTTGCACCGGTCTTTGATGATGGGTGATAACCTAAATTCTCTGCATGAGATACGACAGATGATCTCACCTGTGCAGACGATAAGAAAGACTCGTTAATGCCCATGTTAGCAATGAGACCATTAATGTGGGTATTATGTGCTAGTACATCCAGAAGATTTGATAATCCTGAGGCTTCAAAGTCATAGTCAACAAATTCGCTTTGTTGTTGCAGATATGTTTTTAGAGTTGATTTAATCGCATCAAAATCTAAATCAGATGATTGAATAGTTGCCATTTATCTTTGCCTCGTTAATGGAACAGTAACGCTTACGAGCTCGCCTGTAGATACTACTTGAAACACAACCTTTACTTCTACTGAATTATAATCTGGCTGTAGAACTGACACGACCTGCATAACATTTGCTCGTGGTTCATAGTTGAGTATTGCGCTTCTTACGTTCTCTTCGATCTGAGCTTCATCAAACTCAGTCGTAAGCTCGAAGAGAAAGTTGTTTAAATTTCCGCCATAGTACGGCTCAAAAGGTTTCTCGTACTTATTTGTCAACAGAAGATTTTTTACAGACTGCTTAACAGCGGCTGCATCATTCTTCTTGAAGATATCACCAGTGGTTCGATTCTGAAAGGTTAAATCAATATCCTTGTATCGTCTGGTCATAGAACTTGTCAAACTTCCGTTTGATAAATTCCCGTCCTCTGTTGAAAATATTCTTGTAGCCATAGTAGAAACTCTTTTCTTTTATTTATACTCTTTTAAGCGATAGCC